CTCCTAATCAAAAATCCGAACACAACGTTCCATGAGCCATTTAATTCGTAGCAATATGAATTTTTTTCATAGATATTAATATTTAGGTTACTTAGATCTTGTTTCATCTGTTTAACATATAGTTCTATTAGGTCGTAGGACCAGAGATCGCCTATTTCAAGGTGTGGTCTAATGATAGTTTTTCCTCTTTTCCAGTATTTCATTGTGTTCTGTGCAACTTGCGCCATAGTGATTGATTCTTGATGTGTGTACTTATTATGAAAACACATTTTGAAATCAATTTTTTTTGTATCAAATCAAAAAATATATAGTATTATACTAAATGGTTTTAACCCTCGCAGGGAATGTAGTATTTGGAATGCTTTCGGCTGGTGTTCAGATAGGTAAAGTAGCAGCCGGGCCTGTCCCAATAAAATTATTCATACTCTATCTAAAAATTTGTCTGGCTTCATCTGTATTTATTACCTTTTTTATGTTAGGGGGATTTATAACTCCATTATTAGGGATAATCTATATCTATTATGTGTTTTTTAAACGCTTAAAGTGTTGGAGTAAGAATATACCACAAGATAAATGTGTTATTTATTAATATGCAGGTGGTGGCGGAATTTCATTTCCAGCATCATCATAATATGGCATAGTAATAGTAACATCGTAACTTGGAGGAATCTCAACAACTACATCAATTTCATTATTCGCATTAGCATTAGCATTAGCATTATCATTAATTATACGATTGTTTCTTATTGGTCTAAAATAATAGTAATCGCAACAAATCCAGAACCCCCAAAATAATGCACCTATTAAAATAAAGATGGTTCCGAGCAAATAAGCATCCATTTTGACCATGTCGTCATGTAGGTGGTGTGTACATAAACAAACATTATTTAATTTATCAATTTTTATTAATACGCTGGTGGGGACTGTAAAAAAATATTTTCTTCAGATTCTAGATAATTTGGAATATCAATAGAAGTTTCATAATTAGGTGGTATTTCTTCTAATTCTATAGCACCAAAATTATAGTCGATAATAATATTTTGTGTATTTCTACTATTAAAATAAAATTTGCATAGAAATACCAATATATATATTTCTAATATGAAAATTGTTATTGAAAATAATATAAATAGGTTCATTTATATGTATAAACAAATCTGATTTAAATATAAAATTTAAATTTATTATAATGTTAACTTTTCAGATTTCTTGTAAATGGTTATGGGGTTATAATAATATTATAGATGTCAACAATTTCAATTCTATCCAGGAGATTATAGATAAAGTTCTTAATAATTATACTCAATTCTTGGTAGAATATAATTTATTAGATTTAAAAGATTTGTTAGATATGGAACGTAAGAAATTTCATATACATGATGTTACATTTGAGGAATTACTTAGAATGGATAAAACATTTGTTAATGAACAAATAATTTACATATGTAGTCATGATTGTGGAAGTTAAATAAAATGAAAATATATTTAAATAATAATATATTATAGTATTATTATACAATGGTAAGTTTTAAAAAACAGTTCAGTTTAAAAAAAAGAAAAGAAGAATCAGAAAAAATTAAACTAAAGTATGAAGATAAAATTCCAGTTATTGTTGAAAAGCACAAGGGATGTACATTAGATGATATAGACAAACAGAAATTTTTAATTCCATATGATATGACTGTTGCACAGTTTATTTATGTTTTACGTAGACGTATTTCACTAACTGACAAGGAAGCTCTATTTATCTTTGTTGATAAAACTCTTCCAATGACATCTCAAACTATTAGATCTTTATACGAGAATTATAAAGATAGAGAAGATTTTGATGGATTTTTGTATATTACATACTGTAACGAGAATACCTTTGGTTCTAATTAATTTTATTAATAAGAAAATTGAAAATAATTATTATAATGTATAATTATTAACAATGCCTAATTTTATGGAAGAAGACTTTAGTGTCCAACCCAAATATCTTAATGGAGTAAAACAAAAAGGTAAAGGTGGTTGTTCTAAATCACCCAATACTAAAAATAAAAAAAAAGTAAAGGAAGTATATAATAGTAAACATATTCGTATCACAGAACAAAAAGCAGAAAGAGCAAAAGCAAAAAAATAATTTAACTATTATTTATAAACTAATTAATCTATATTTTTTTTAATCCTCCATTTTTGGTGCTAGGTAATAGTCAATATAACCATCACCAATCTTGTATCTCATTTTAACTGGGACATCATTATCTATTTCGATTTTAATAGTATTATGCAACATATAACCCTTACTAAACATACTAATATTTTTTAGATTAAAATCTAGACAAATATCCTTTAGGTTTTTAAACTCAAGTTCATCATTATTAAGAACCATTTTTAGACTAGTCATTTCACCATCCGTTTTTAGACTAATTTTTTCTTTATCCTTTAGAATCTTAATCCTAAGATTTTCACCAATATCCTGAAAATCTTTAATAATATCGTTAAAATACCTAGAACTCATAGAAATTTTAGCTGTGTCATCGAACTCATGAACGTCATACTCTTCGTTATCGATATTAATAAGCTTGAATTCATAGAATTTATCATATTTTTGATTGACGAAAATCAATTCGATTCCATCACTAATTGTATCGTCCTTTCCAAAAATAAAGATCAACTCGTCATCTATCTTAAGGTGGTTTAGAATCCTAACCATAATATTTAGATTAATACCGACTACATAATTCCTATCACACTGATAAGTGCTAAACAAGTTTTTAGGAATAAAACTATTAATTAGTGAAATATGTCCCATATCCATAGCACAAATATTAATACCTTCTGGGGTAATACTAACATTCATTTCTGTAACAATTGTGCTAAAGAATGTAAACATATTTTTCATATATTCGCTATTTTTAGTTCTAAATCCGATATCATTCTCATCAAAATACTCGTCGTGTGTTGGTTCAGCATCTTCGTTGTATTTGATAAGAAGTTTTGGCATGGTTGAGACTGTGTAGGTATTTCAACTCATTTATTTAAATTATTTCAATTTTTATATAAAATTTAAATATATCCCTATTTTATAATGGAATTCTCTTTTCTAAATCCACCAGAAACGAGTGTAAATGAAATGTTGGCATATGTTCCTAAATTCACAGATATGCAACTCAACTATGACCGTAACAAAAATAAAGACATTAATGATCTAATTCTACAGGAATATAGCAATCTACCTAATGAGTTTCCTATTGATAAACCTAATAATGAAATAGTAGGGGTCACTACTGGATTTACTGATTTACTTCAAGATTTTAAACCAGACCCATTTTTAAAATGTAATAAAGAAAATAAACAGGTCTGTGATGATTCTAAATTAAACGATTTCCCCAGTTTAAAGGTTTTTAAACCCAAAAAAAAATGTACGTACCACCAGGACAGCTCTATAACTCAAACTAAATGTATTGACATATAATTTAGTGTATATACTTAAATCTATGGTATGATTTATTATATAAATACTATAACAAAGTAATGATTATTTCTAATAAAATTGTGAGATATTTACACACTGTTATACACCATTCTTTTTTTAATACAACCTATAATAACGATATCCAAAAACAAAATGTTAAAACTAATCTTTTTAATATTTTGAAAAATAATAGTAATCCAGAATTTATTATAAAAATATGTACCTGTGAATTTGAAAAAATTATTACTTATGAAGTAAAATATTATTTTAAACATAAACATTGTGAAATAGAAACTAATCCGAATTATACTAATTTATTATTAGAACATTTTTTGGATCTCTATAAAAAAGCGATTACTCTTACTAACTTATTTAGTGAACTCTATAAATTCTCTGAACATGATATTATTACTGAAGACTATAAACTAAATAAATTACTTGTAAAGGCTTGGGACTCTATTGTTTTTAATAATGTTTTCTATAATATTATAGAAACAATAAATACCCATATCTACTCTAAAAATCCTTCAATTGATTTAGAAAATATATTCTATGTTATAAAATCTCAATTTAAAAATAGATTTATTCAACTCATTTCTGAAATTAAGTCATATTCTTCTAAATTTTATATTATTAATACTAATCCATTAGAAGACACATTACATTCATACATAACTAAATATAAAGAGTTTAATACAAATGAACTAAGATTAGAAACTCTTTACACATTTTATAATTATATAGATTTTAGGGATGAATTAATAATATTATTTTTTAGAACTAATTTAGATTATGTTATTACTTTATTTAATAAAACATTAGAAGAAGAAAATCTTGATACTATAAAATTTGCAAACCAATCTCTATATAATTACACTGATAATGAAAATTTTATCACATTAGTTAATAAGGTGATAGTATTTCTTAAAAAAAAATATGAAGATTATGATATTTTGGAACAATATGTAAAGGTATACAATAAAATCAAATCTATCTATCATATAGATATTTTTATTAATAATGTAGAACCATTATTAGATTTGAAATTTGAGGATATTAAAAAGATTCCAAATATTGAAAAAAAACTTATTAAATTTATTTTATTTGATATAAAACACAAAAAACTTTCAGACTATATAAAACTTATTAGATTTGTTGATAAATCTATTTTTATCAGCCACTATATTAATAATTTGTGTAAAAGAATTATAAATAACAAAATAGATTTTAATTTAGAAATTCAATACTATAGCGCCTTTAAAAATCTAGAAATGGATTTATATAAAATAGAATTAATTATAAATGATATATCTATTAATAAATCGCTAAATAATGAATTGTTCTTTTGTAAAACTGAACTATTAACAGGTAGATATATGATATGGCCTCTTAAAAAGAAAGAAAATACTATCTTACCTAAATCTTTTAAAAATGAACGGTCAATATTAGATTTATGGTATAGAGATAAATTCCCTACTAGAAAACTACATTTTATCCCAGCTCTTCTGAGATGTGATATTCAATTCAATGACTATACATTTAATGTTAAAGGTATATATTCAGATATTCTATTACAATTTAATGAAAAAGATAGTATTAAACAAGACAGTATGAAGCAAAATCTAGATCCATTTATAGAGATTAAACTAATAATAAAAAAAAATGATGAATATCATATTAATGATAATTTTTATAGTGAAAAAAAATATATCAAATTGAATTAAACATTTGTATACTGTGGGTCAGGTGAACTTATATCATCGTCATCATTATATACAATATTATCAGTTAATCTTAACTTAGTGTGTTTATCTACAATAAATTGTGGAGAGAAATATTTGCATTTATTCTGAATATCTAAAATAGTAGACTCAAGTTGGTCCTGGAAATCCTCTTCATTTGGCATTTCCATCTCAAATTTTACCTTAACACTTAGTTTATTATATTCTTCAGCAGCTGTTCTATGTGATTCTTCCTTAGCACTATATCTTGTAGCACTACCAATAGATTGTATCAGAGCAGCAACAGAAGCCATAATACCTACAGATATACCAAAAATATTCTGTGTCCGGTTGTCTATAAATTCAGATGTAGACATAAATGAACCTATACCCGATAAACATGAGATAACTATAGATGGACCAAAAATAAATTTATCCAGTTTACTATAATAATTAGAAGTTTCACTATGTATTTCAACTAAAATCTTTAGTCTTTTGTATATTTTTTTATAGAAAAGAAATTTTTTTAGATTATACCAATCAGGATACTTATAGTCATTTTTTAGATTTCTTACAGGAGTACTTATTTCATCATCATCTCCAAGAGTATTCATATACCTAGAACTAATAATTTATTAAAAATATTATAACTTATTTATTCGTTTAAAAAACTATCTTTTTTTCCTTTATAGATTTGTACTTATAAAAAATTGATTTAAATAAAATACACATAAATATTAACAATCATGTTTTCATCAACTAAAACGCCTGTCGGAGTAAAGAATATTATTAATAGTATAACCACATCATGGTATCAGGAGAATCTTAGTCGTAGAGATGCAG